GCAGTTTAATAAAAGTAGATTAGATAAGTTTTTACTTGTTTTAAATTTACCTACCATACTAAAAGGTATTAATGAGCAATATATTGGAAATAGAAAAAATACCGGTATAATTGAAAATAGTTTACAGTTTTCAGTATATGGCAGTGTTGTACCTAATATTGAGGTTGAGTCTGAAAATTTATACTATGCCGGTCAATCTACAAAAGTATCTAAACATACTAGACCTGTATATGAAAATGTAACTGTTAATTTTACTGTTGATAATGAATTTAATAATTATTGGGTATTGTATAAATGGTTAGATGCATTAAATGATGAAAAGATATCTACTTTTAATGGTAAAGAATTATTTGATAAACCTAATATTTCTTCTAAAGAAAAAAATCAGAAAAAAACTTTAACCCCTACTGATCTCTATCAAACCGATATAACTCTAATAGGTAAGGATGAATTTGATAAAGACAAAGTAAAATTTACCTTTACTAAATCATTTCCTGTTAGCTTAGGTGGTATAAATTATAACTATCGTACCACTGATGAGATTGAAACTACTTTTGAATTTGCATTCTCTCAGTTATTAGTAGAATTGGTATAATTTTTATTCGGGATGCTATAAATAATAGTATATGGCACGTACAATACAATCTCCCGGGGTAGAAATTAGAGAAATTGATCAATCGATCAGACCTGTAGTACCTGCAGGTACCAACGTTTTAGTAACAGGATTTAGTGATAAAGGTCCTACAGATGAAGTTATTCAAGTAACTTCTAGTAGTGAATTTGTTGATATTTATGGTGATCCAACCGCACCTGCAGAATTATATTTTTGTAACTCAGCTAAAGCATTATTTAACAGTCCAGCAAACGTATTTGTTTATAGACTACCATATGGAAGTAATAGAGGGGTTGGTTTTGGTAATAACTATAGTGCTTTAGTTTACCCAGCTTCTGCAATTGAAATTGATAATGGTTTAGGAACTGCAACTAGACTGGAGGGGTTCAGCACCACTTCAGGTGTTACAAGTGCAACTCGTGCAGTTTTCATAGGCAAACCTAAGCATTTCACACTAACACAAGATCAGTATTTCAAAATTTTACAAAAAGATGGATTTGATTGGATAGATGAAACAGATACGTCATTCTCATCGTTGGCAGATTTAGGTAAAGCAGGGTTTATAGTTTTAAATAAAGCTCAAACAACTGTTGACCAATCTTTCCAAGGATTTTATTTAGGAGGTATTGATAATACTAATTTAAACCCTGCTACTGATTTTGATGGAATTAATTCAATACAAACTACTACATCAGCAATTGATTTAGCCAATGGTTCTAATTCATTTATTACTTTACCATCTAGTAGATTAGATAATTTACTTTCATCTAAGTCCGATAACAATTCAGATACTTTTGGTTCTTCTACTGCAAGTATATCAGAGCAAATGGAAAATCTAACCGACTATGATATAGATTCAAGTATATTTGACGATACATTATCATTTGGATTATTTAGATTAGCTTCGACCCCTACTACAAACAATACCATAAAATTAAGTTTAAATTTAGAAGAAACTGTTGTAGGTTCAACAGATTTCCATAGAAAAATTAACGATCCATTAGGAGGCGACCCATTACCATTTAGAATTGAAACAGATAATGCATTACCTAATATGGATATCATAGTAAATGATTTTTTAAGTAATAGAAAGAAAGCTACTTATTTGAATCCAGATGGTGTGCCTCTAACTAAAGTAAGGTTTATTACAAGCAAAATAAATGAAACATCTCTATTAGCTGGAACTCTTTCATCTGAATTCGGAGCAACTAATGTTTCAACTTATGCAGCACTTTCTGGCCATATTAAAGATTATGAAGAAGCATTAGAAGACGCAGATAGTTTATTTGCTTTAGGTTCTTATGCTAATACAGATCTTAGTACTAAAGTTATAGGTGATGTACCTAAGAAAATTGATAGACTATTAGATACAGTAGAAAATGCAGAAAGATTTGATATTGATATTACAGTAGATGGAGGATTATCAACAATTTATTCTACAACTCAAATTTTAAATGCTGATTCATATGATGATACAGCAACAGTTCATTCCATCAGTGCTTTTAGAACAACAAAAGTTAACGCATCGCAAATAAGTTCAGATGATCTTAGTTATAGAGCTTTCTGGAATGATGTTGTAACTAGATTTACAACTTTTGCAGAATTTAGAAGAAGAGATCATATCCATATTGTTGATTTACCTAGATCAATTTTCGTTGCAGGTGAAAGTTTCTTAACTTTACAAGACAGTGATAAAAACTTTTCTAGAGATGTACTTAACCCGATTAAATCTTTTGCAGGGTTAGTAAATACTAGTTATGCAGCTACTTATGGTCAATGGATACAAGCAACCGATTCAAATTACGGTGGTTTATCATATGTACCATCTTCAGGATATCTTGCAGCAATTATGGCAAATTCAGATGCTAATTTTGACCCTTGGTTTGCACCAGCAGGTTTTGCAAGAGGTAGATTAACTGGAGCTGCAGGATTAGCATTAACACCTACGCAAAAGCAAAGAGATCAATTATATAAGATATCGGTTAATCCTATTCCATCATTCCCAGTTGAAGGCCCGGTAGTATTTGGTCAAAAGACCTTACAAAAATTACCAAGTGCATTTGATAGAATTAATGTTAGACGTTTATTTTTATTCCTTGAAAAAGCAACTAAGAATACAGTTAGAAACTTTATATTTGAACCTAATACATTATTAACTAGAACAAGAATTGTTAATACATTAACACCAATTTTTGAAAATGTTAAGAATACTGAAGGTTTATTTGATTATCTAATTATTTGTGATGAAAGAAATAATACCCCTGATATTATAGATTCAAATGAATTAAGAGTAGATATATACTTGAAACCAACAAGAGCAGCAGAATTTATTTTAGTTAATTTCTACGCAACTAAGACAGGTACAGATTTCAACGAATTAGTTTAATAACAAAGTCATTTAATTAAATAATTACATGGCAGATGCAAAAGTATCAGACTTAATTTCAATAACTTCGGCGGAAAGTAGTGATGTACTTTATATAGTAGATGCATCATCATCAGCTTCTAGAAAGATAACTTTTAATAATCTGGTAGGAAATTCATTAGCAGCACTAGAAACAAGATTTAATCTTCTTAGTTCTAACTCTTCAATAGTTTTATCAGGTAGTATAACAGCTAATACTGATAATATTGCCCGTATAGATTCTGAAATGGATTTTTTAAGTGGAGAAGTAGATAATGCAAGAACAAATTTTGAACAATCTTCTGATTTAGTTGATAAAGGTTTTACTGGACCGGTTACTATTTCAGGTACATTATTAACATTTTTAAGCGGAGTATTAACAGGGGTAAATTAAAATGGCAAATAGAAAATTAACAGAATTACCAATATCAAGTCAACCTTTATTTAATAGCAATGATGAACTTTATATAGTTGATATAAATAATAATATATCAAAAAAAATAACCTTTACTAGTTTAGTGGGTAGTACTTTAAGTTCAATTTCAGCTAATAATGATTTATACAATTTAAGTAATAATTCTGCTGTTGAACATTTATCTGGTAAAATTGATACTAATACAACTAATATAGCTGACATAAATACACAGAATTCTTCTACTAGTACAAATATTTTTTCAGCTACCAGTGAAATATTTGAACTATCAGCAAAAGTATTTTCTAATGAAACTAATATAACTAATAATGCCGCAGCTATTGAGGGATTTGTTACTGGTTCACTTTCATCTACTGTTGATAATTTATCAGCTAATCAAGATTTCTTTGAAAATTCATTAATTTTTGGTAGATCAGGAATGAATACTGCCCCTTCAGTTATAACTGATGGTAATCCGGATTATTTTACATTTGATGGTACATTTTCAGGTCAGGCTATTTTTGATGAAAGTAAGTTTAATACTTTAGCAGGTGTAAGTGCTCTTAATTTAAGTAAGTTTAATACATTAGCAGGGTTAAGTGCTATAGATATTTTATCAGGTGCTAATGTTACAAGTAACAATATATTAGCTACTACATCGTTAGGTTATAAATCTGGGACAGGAGGTACAGTAACGCAATCTTCCAGTAAAACTAACAGCGTTACACTAAATAAAACAAACGGCGAAATAGTAATGAACGGTGCAGAACTTGCTGACGACGCAACTGCTGCATTTACTTTAACTAACAGCACAATAGGTGCTACTGATGTTGTTATCGTTAATGTTGCAAGTCAAGGAACAGCAGGAGCATATCAAGTTACTGTAGGAGCTGTAGCTGCAGGAAGCTGTAGTATAAGTGTTTTAAATGTTAGTGGGGGAGCTTTATCTGAAGCAATTAAACTTAACTTTGCAGTAATTAAAGCAGTTGCATCTTAATAAATATAATATAAATGAATAAATATTAATAACCATGGCACAAACTAGACAAACAATACAAAATTTTTATACACAAGCTCAAACAAGAGATTTTGCAAGAGACAATCTATTTAGAGTTTTAAATATAAACTTTGGTAATGGAACAGAAATAAATTTTGATGAAGATGATTTAATTTATGCAACAACAGCTAATTTACCAGGTAAAGAAGTAACTTCTCAAACAGTCCCTTATATGGGTCTTAACTTTAATATTCCAGGAGTTGCTAAATATACAGGAAGTGATAATTACACTTTGAAATTTAGATGCGATGAAAGTTATGATCTTAGAAATAGATTTTTACAAGTACTAAATGATACTTTCGATGATGCAGATAGCACAGGAAATTATTTTATGCCTACTGCTGATAGTGTTATTGATTTAGCTCTTTTAGATAAAGAATTAGATAGAGTATCACAATTTCAATTAGTTGGTGTTGCTATTAAAAGTGTTCAAGAAATAGCTTACGATGTTACTTCAGATGGTACTATAACTGAATTTGACGTTACAGTTACGTATCATTATTTTAGACAAACTGCTTAATTTAAATATTCTAAAGGAAAAGCTCTCTTCGTGAGAGCTTTTTTTTGTATAAATATATTTAAATGCCTACTAAAATACTAAATTCAGTTAATAATGCTTTAAGGGGTGTAACTAATCCAATTAATAAAATAATAGGCGGTACTATAGCCCAACCTGGTCTATCATTATTTGGAACCAACTTACCCGGCTCACCTTTAGTAAGTTTTAGAGATTCATTTTTACGTAGCTTAAGTCAATGGAATACTTCTATACCGTTAAATACACAATTTATAGTTTTAATAGATAGTTTTCCTCCTGGGTTAACAACCCAAGTTTTGAGAGAATTAGAACCAGTTGTTAGCTCACAGGGTTTTGATATAAATTTAGCTAAAGAAACTACTACTAATTTTAAAAATCAAGGTATGGTAGGGTGTATTTTTGCAAATCAATTTTCTATACCCGATGATACAGTTGAAGCAGATAAAGCTACTATTATTAATAATAGAGGATTTATTCCCGGTTCAGTGTTAAAAAATAGAAATAACTTTGGTAATTTTAATTTAAGTTTAAGAGAAACTAATACTTCATTTGTAGATTTTGTAATGAGACCTTGGACTATAATGTCTTCACACTATGGTTTAGTAGCTAGAAACCCTAATGACCCATCAGAAGTTTTAAAAAATCCTAAAACTAATTTAACAGTAGTTCAATATACAAGAAGTAAAGAAGGTCTTTCGCAAATACCTAGAAAAACTTGGAGATTTTATAATTGCGTTCCTACATCCGTATCTAATAGAGATTATGGTTACCAAGAAGATGAAGGTGTTAAAAATTTTAATACTACTTGGACTTTTGATAATTATGAAATAAGTAGTAATTTATATCTCAGTATAAATGAGATGATAAAAGCTATTAATCCTTTCTATTAATGAATTCATATTATTTCGATGATTACAAGATAACTGAATTTAGTTATTTCGAGTATAAAAATTTAGTTAAAAATTTATTATCTACTGAAGAAGATAAATTGGTAAATATTTTTGAAGAAATTATAAAAAAACATGTTACTGTTGATAGAAATTTAAATATAGGTGAAAAAATAAAAATATTATTATTATTAAGAAGTATGACCTTAGGAGAAGAAATTTCTATAAGTTTAAATAATAGAATTTTTAATTATGATATTAATAAAATTATTGATAGTATTAATATAAATAAAAATATTTTTACACATAAAAAATTAAAATTTAGTTTACCGAAAAAAATAAATTATAAAACCAAATTCGAATGTTTAGTAGATAATTTTGATAGTTTTATTTTAAATGATGAGGA